TTTCTATTTATTTTTAAGATTATTTTGTAGTAATGAGCCCGTTAGGCTCAACAGTAAACTCTGGCTTATCTGCCATTGTTCCGTCTGATTTAAGGTAGTACCAACCTGTGCCATCTGCCGACTTGACAAACTGATTGGATTTCATATCTCCATCATTAGCATCGAGATAATACCAATGTTCCTTGTACTTGACCCAACCAGTAACCATAGCGCCAGAATCGTCCATGTAGTACCATTCTGACCCGACTAGTACCCAACCAGTCGCCATTGCGCCATTTGGTAGCAAGTAATACCAGTACCCATCCGAATGCTTGTGCCATGTGTTAGCTTTCATATAGCCGTTGCTGTCAAAGTAATACCAGGCGTTATTGATTTTCTGCCATTTATTCGTTGGATAAGAACCATCTGCATTGACATACCACCAACCAGTCGCATTCTTCTTCCAACCTTCTTGATTGCCTTCTTTTGCAAGAATTTCTTGGACAGTCGAGCCAAGGGATTGATAATGCTTGATTTTAGCAATCACATAGTCACGCAAGCTGTCATTGTATCCGCCGTGCAATTCAAGGGAACGAGCAGGGCATGATGTGCTAGAAAATTCATTGTGAAACTTGATGTTGCTATAATTTGGAGTATCACCATAATAAGCCATATCTTCGGCCATTTGGCGCAATACCATATTTTCATTTTCAATGAACTCGGCATCTGATGCGCTTAACTGCTGGCATACTTCATAGCTAAGAGAGTTCATGTTAGCATCGTAGTTAGCAGCAGACCATGAACCATTGTATGTGTCTTCGACTCGCACAATTGCATCTCTTGTGATGTAGTAATGAGCAAAACCAAGTTCAGACCGGCCATTGTCATATCGTTCTTGAAGCCATTCGATATAGGCCTTTGCACTTTTTGAACCAGCATCATTATGTAAAACATAATATTTTGGTCGCTCAGTTGGTCGGGATCCTGAAATTCCATTAAAAATTGTATGGTTAATGATTTCTACCATCATTACTCTCCTTTCCACGCATCATTCATCTGTTTGACTGCTGACTCAACGAATGTATCCAAGTCCTTATCAGTCATGCTGATATTGTACTTATTGAGTTCAGCACGGATTTTCGTACGGGCTTGTTCCAGCTTTTCCTCGCCCTTGAAGCCTGTCTCTTGAGCTACTTGCTCCACAGCGTTGACCGCGTTCTTAGCAAGGATTTCAACAATTTTGATGGTCTTTTCACCACCTTTTTGAACCAGGTAGTCCTTGACTGCCTTAACTGCTATCCCTGCTAAAATAACAAGGATGCTGATTGCTCCGTTTAGTAAAATTTCGTTAATCTGTTGCATTTGTATTTTCCTCCGCGATTTCTAAATTTACAAATTTGTTAAACAGGGCATCGATGCGCCCATTCCCACCTAGTTTTTTGTAACTTGAGTGCATTTTGTGGATAATATCCGACTCGTGAACGCTTGTATAACCTCGCTTGAGAGCAACAGTAATATCACGCTCCAGCCGTAGATACATAGTAGCTAGATGTGCTTCATCATGCACAGCCAGCTTGTTGTTGATTTCAGTTATATTTCGCTTGTTCTCCTCGCCGATAGCGTGGATAGTGCTTAATTCCCCCTTCAGCTCCTTGAACTGTTCCTGGTTGAGATGACCAGCTTTACTGGCTCGCATGCCGAACCAACCAGTCGCAACAACTCCAATTGTGGGGGCTAACTGAGTAATCGCATGTATCATTTTCTCGATTATTTCAGACCATGACATAAAATCCTCCTTACTCAATGCGTGGCATGACCACAGTCAACACGCCTTGTTGTAGCATCTCGGTAAGAGCCTGGTCCTTGTATGTATAGCCCTCATTAGCCTGCATCTGGAACTTAAAGATAGTCTTGGTTCCACTTGGCCATTTTGGATTCGTATCAAACGGATAAGGCATGGCAATGATGTCTCCATTTGAGTAGCGTGTACTCGTTACAAGTGGCTTGATGAATGCCGCTACCTTGCTATAGGCATGGGTAGGCATACCTCCATTTTGAGATACTGCCAAGGCAATCAAGACCTCAGTGATAGCTGATACCGTGTCCAAGTTTTCCTTGTTCTCGGTTCCAGCTTGTTCTAATTTAGCAGTCATTTCTTTATTTTGCTTGAGCTGCTCATCTACTTTTTTAAATTTCTCATTTTCAGCACGCTGTGGAAAATTCTCCTGATAAAGAGCCTCGAGTGCCAACTCAAAGAGTTCAGTATTAGACAAGCTGATTTTGTCAGCTGGTAGCAAGATAGGTACGATAGCACCATCTGAATTAACAAGTGTGACCTTGGTTGCTGATGCAACACCACTTGCATCAAATTCTTGTGATTTTGAGCCATATTCTAGTTTCATATTTCCTCCTTAAATTTTGAATGATACGTTGTCAAAGTTGAGCCATGTTGCGTCAACGTTACCTTTTACAAGTATATTTCCGTTTGGATAGATACCCAAAACTGCGACTGTGTAACTATTGTTGAGAGCTGAGACATATAGAAATTGAGATGGCCTGAACCCGACCGGCAAAGTGCCTATCACTGTCCCATTAGCCGTTTTTCCTTTATTAGCTGAACCTCTCAAATAAACCACGCCATCAAACGACTTAGAATATTGTACATTGTTGTACTGTTGATGATGTTGCCATCCGTTTTGCAATGGCAGATTTTGCCAAGCAGAGTCTTGAGTGTATTTTTGGATGTCATCTTTGGTTGCAATCTCTCTCCATTGAGATGGACTCCATCTACTGTTATTGTTGTACGTTCTGAAAAAAAATCTATTTGAGGTTAATGCTGTGAAAAATTGGACGCCTTTCCAACTATCAAGCCAAAAATTTTGATACAGACCCCAGTCGCCGTTTCTCCCTGTTGGATTGTCATCGTATTTACCAGACCTCCACCCGAACTCCGTGCCTTGCTTATTCCAAACATCATTCCATTGAGCACTACCTCTACCTAGACCTCCATTATTATCAGTCAGCTGATATTGCTGTATAGGATTGTTGTCTGCGTAGATGCTGCCCTTTACATCAAGAGCGCCTTGCTCCCTGATTTTGTTGACACCCACGCCTGACCTATCGTACGAAAAGACCACGCTTTCAGTGGCCACATTGACCATAAACTCAGTCCGAGTGAATTTGTCCTCAAGGATACCAATGACAATCCATGATTGATTAGCTAGATAATTCCCTGAAAGATTAGCCCGTGAATTGACTAGACTTGAAATACTTGACCAGGCTCCAGTGGCTTGACCGTTATCAACCGCAAAGGCATCAGTCCCAAGCCGAGCAACCTTAAAGGTCAATGTCATTGTGTTCTTTTGACTTCCTGATACAATCAGAGGCGCTACTTTGGCGTTTCTAGTGACCGTCAATGTGCTAGAGGTTGAGCCTGTTCTTGCTATGCTAAAGCTGAGAGCAGGGGCAAAATACTCAAGAACGGTCGCGGATATCTCTCTAGCATCAGACCAACGCCCACGGCTATCTGATACGCTTGCCCTGATTTTGATTGTGCCGTTATAATTCATAATACCAAGACTGCCACCGTTTGAGCTTGTTGCTTGGTTTTTACCGACAATCTCAGCACGGTATCCTGTAATGGATGAGCCGTAAGAACCGACTGCACCATTGAAAGACACTTTGATATTAGAGATTACTTGGATGAACGTGTTACCGCTTGGGATGAGATTTTGAGCAGCACCATTCAAGTCTGACAATGAGACCCCTGTAAAAGTGGGCTTGACATTTGCTGGTACGCTTGCCGTGAATGTAGTGGACTGTGTGCCTGTCTTGGTAGAGCCTGAATAGGTATCGACAAAGATAGTACATGTACCTGTTGCAGAGTTCGGTATGTCGTTTGCAAAGTCCATAGGAATTGTCCAGCTAGTGGATGTGTCTACATTGCTTGCAATCGTTCCTGACTTGCCAGCCCAGGAATAGCGCACCGTGTGCTTAAAACTTGAACTCTGACGGTTAATGTTGATAGTTACTAAACTACCAATAACTCCAGCGCTCACGCTTACAGAGCTAGAGCGTGGTATCGTTGAGAGCGTAAATGAGTTTCTACTGATTGAAAGTGTTCCTGGTGACCATCCACCGCTTCCACTAAATGTAGCAGATAAACCAAACGATTTTTTACCATCGTTATCATGTCTGATTGTTACTGTCTTATCAATCAACATAATTGAGCTATTTTGACTCAACATAGATGGACGACCTGACCAGCTCAAAGTCTGACCGTCAACGGTTAAAGAGGCAGTACAGTCATAATCTGCAAATGTATGAGCACCGTTTGTCAAAGCAAGTCTTAGCCTTACTTGACTGCTATTGTCAGATATATTTTGGGATACTTGGTCTACCCACAGTCTGAGATAATAGCTCCTATCATTATTTGACCAAAATTCAGCCATTAGTTACCTCCTACATATCTAATCACGTTCATGTCTGGATTGATGTGATACTGTTCTTCTCTAAATCGTCCGATTTGAATAGTTTTTGAGAATATACCATTCTCAATATGGATAACGCCCTGACTGATGTACATAACCTCGACACCGGCGCTAAACATTGAAATACGACCATTAGGATTGAACATCATGCTAGAGCTACCGTCATTCTTACCAATCACAAGCCCCTCATTTGAGGAACTCATATAGGTATCGATGAAATTCCAGCGGTCAGATAATTCTCCTAAGTCTTTAGCGATATTAGAGACACGCTGACTAGCTGAAATCAAATCTTTCTCAGCTTGAACTCTAGCCGTTTCATTAGATTTAACAAAATCCTGATAGGCTTTAATCCAGTTATCAAGCGTGTCAGCGCTAGCCTTAGCCTCTAACTCAGCTTGAATAACTCCAGCCTTTTCATTGAGAGCGTTCAGCTGTTCTTGAGTTAGACCTTGGTCGGCTTTAGAATTAAGGCTATCCTCAATATCCTCAAGAGCTGGCATCCAATCAATAGGGACTGTCCCAGTATTGACTCTTAGATTTGAAATGATAACTGTTCCATCTGAACCGTTCTCAAAATTGAGATACAAGGCAATCTCTTCAATTAGGTCGCTTGTTCTGCCGTTTGAGTATGGTTTCCACTGCCAAGGTTGAGAATACGTGCCAGATTTAACAGATGTAGTATCTATGTGTTGTCTGCCTAAGACTTTATCATCAGTAGTAAAATCCCACTGTTCTTGCAAACCGTTTCTATATTTAATTACACGATTAACCCTAAAACCTTGAATAGTTTCAGAGGCTATATAGTCAAAAGTTAAATAAAGTGGTTGAATTGGTAGCCATTTATAGGTAGATTGAGCCAGTGAATAGATTTTACCTTGAGTTCCTATAGTTGCTCTAGCGGTTCCTAGTGCAAAGTTACGAGCGCCAACCCTCACATTATCAAAGAGAGCTGTCCACTTGTACAGTTCAGGATCCTGACTATCTGCCTCAGTGAAATCAGTTAGCGTACCTAAATAGCGCTTATTAGTGCTATCAGTTGTACTGAAACCATCTCGACCGTCAGCGGAGTTAGCCCAGGCTCGGTGAAAGTATGGAGTCCGACCATCTGCTCCAGGTTTACCTGGAATACCTTGTGGACCGTCTTTACCGTTTAAACCATCTGAGCCTCTCCACCTCGTCCAGCGATAGTCTGCAGGATTGACGCTGTCAGTTGAGTTAAAATCAACATAGACCCCTATATAGGGCTTATCAGCGTTAGTCTGGCTAAATCCACTACCTGAAATAGAGTCAGCGTAGGCAATGTGAGTGTACTGTGTACGGCCGTCAGCTCCTTTAAGTCCAGGAATACCTTGGTCACCTTTTGGACCTTGCAAACCTTGGAGTCCTTGTAGCCCACGTTCCCCACGGTCTCCCTTTTCGCCTTTTTCTCCTCGGTCTCCTTTAGGCCCAGAGTCACCTTTCGGACCTGTATCCCCTTTTTGACCTTGTAGCCCATCTGATGTGTTGATGAGAGTCAACTGCTCAGAGGCTACCTCTTTGTTATCCACCCATGCTGACACCGTCAAAACCATCTTTTGATCGATGTCAGAGCCTCGGACAATGTAACTAGGGCTTGTGGCTTTGATTACACCATCAACGACCCAACGCCATCCGCTGTTGATAACCTTATTCCCTCTCATGAGAGTAGGAGTCACAATGGTCTGACCTTGGCCATTTTTAAAGGCTATACCATTGTCTGTAGCTAGTTTGATAGTGTAGGGTTTTGACGCCTCAAAAAGTCGCTCGAATGCTGCTTGAATGCCATCCGATAACTTGTTTTCAAGTGCCTTAAAATTCGCAAAAGTAGTTTTGTTGCTTGCCGGATTTGTAAAGCTGATTTTCTGTTCGGTAACTCGTGCTTTTACAATTAAAGTTGGACTAAATCCATCATCGTAAATCTGGACCGTATCCCCGATTTCTACGTCCACAAAGCCATCTACTTCATAGGTGATGGCTGGGTAGCAATGCTGCTTTAATTTCAAGTAAGCAAGCCGTCTCAATTCATTTGGTTCATCTGTGTCAAAGTCGAAATCTCGTCTTGTCCACTGGTCCTCAGCTGTTGCTGAAGTGAAAGTTGAGGGATAGAGTTGCATGGACAACGGTGCATACAGTTGTTGTCCTCTTTGGTAAAACTCTAATTCTCCCCTCTCGTTTTTGATAGACCAATCTCCCAAGTCTTCAATGGTCAGAACCTCTTTTTCAGGCTCGGTTTCCTTCTCTTTTTTCTTAGGAGGTTTTATGATTCGTTTCTCAGTATTAGATGGTCCACCTTTCTTACTGGTAGTTACAGTCTGTTCAATAGAACCATCTGAACGAGTTGTTGTGGTTGTTGTAATCCGTGTCTTATCAGCTAGCTTTGTTATTTTTGTATGGACTATGGTTTTACTCTTAGTTCCATCTGAAGCAGTGCGAATGATAGTCTCAGTTGTCGAGCCATCCGAATTTTTGACTCTTTGGCTTGAAACGTGACGCTCCCCGCTGTCTTCAATCTCAACAGTTGGCATTTTACCAGTTGGCCGGATTGTATTGAAAACACCCGTCTTATCCACTTTCCGGATGATAGAGCTAATATTTTTACCATATTTTAAAACCACATCATTCCTGATACGACCAACTCCTTGGTGTGTATCGTCGTGTTCATGATATATATTTACAGTAAAGTTCTTAAGGGTGCTATCTGCTTTTAATTGCGTGTCAAATTCAATCTCAGCATTGAATTGTTTCGCAAGATTAAGCAAGCGAGCAAGTTTTGTTTCTTGTGTCGTCCACTCAATGATGCGTTGCTGGTCTGAAACCTCGTTAATTCCAATAGTGAGATGAGCATAGTTCAGTAAAGCCATCTCTTTGCAATATTCTGCAAAAGTCATTGTTCCCGTTGCTTTGTAAGGATTTGCTAACTCATTAATCAATTCAAGATTCAGATTCTCACAATAGCATTTGATTGTCTGCTCGTTCTCTTCCACCGACATCACATTAAAGAGATAGGTACGTCCATTGTGTCGGAACGATACCCAAGCACGTTCGTTTAGATGCTGGTAGGCCTTTGATGAAGCTGTGTCTGATTGCATTGCTTTCTTAAAGACTGTAAACTCAAAAGTTGAGGCCCCTGTTGGCATATCTCTTGACCATGTATCGTTATAATAATTAAGCGTGTTCTGCTTACTATTATCAACAAAAGCAACCTTTTGCAAGTTTGCATCGTGAATCGTTAAAAGCATTATAGCCACCTTTCTTCAAATTCAATTGTTACAGTAGGGTTTTTTTTGACCCAGCTTGAGCAATAGACCTCAAGTTGACTCTTTCCTGGAGGAATGCTCAAGAATTTTGAACCCTGGACAACATCTGCAGCCCTCTCAATACCATCCACCATGACGGAATCATTCTCGCTATCAAGGATGATATTTGACCCTATAGGATAGCGATTAGGAATGTCCCTTGAAGCCTGTACAAAATCTTTGCGATACAACAGCTCATCAAGATACAAGTAAGGGATAATTGCCTTTCCACGAAAAGCACCTATCGTCACATGGACCTTAGCTGATTTTTTACCTTCTATTTCAGGAACAATAAAATTATAGTATGAGCCGTTGTAGTAAACTTGAACTTTCTCATCATTCCTTTTGAGCTCAAACTGCCCTCTTGATAATGAAAAAGGATTTTTATTCCTGTCGCTTGAGGAATCAAAATCGAAACATTTTAAAAAGTTGAAATCGCCTTTGTTATCTGTTGCAAAGACATTAAATCCACAATATAGCCCTTTATAGCGCTTGTAAGTTTCAACACCATACAAAAACTGCCCATTAGTGTCAGATACAGTCACTTTAATAAACCCACATTGAGTAACTGAATCCAACTGATAAACCAGCTTGCAAAAAATGTAATCATCAAGCGAGCCTTTCTCTCCTGTAGAGTCAGCAGGAATCTCCCATGACAAGCCTGTTGAGTAGCTTTCATTGTATGTGCCGCTAGATTGCTCTCTTAGTTTGACACGCTTCTTGCCGTTTGCTGTGACTAGCTCGGATGTTCCGTTTAAATTCTCTGGGCTATTAGTCACTGAACCAATCTTGACCGCTCTAGCAAAGCCATCAACGATTTTGTCGCCTCTAAAGTCAAGCAAGACCTCAGACTGTTTAACTATCTCAGTATCGATCTCCTTAGGATCTCCAACCTCAAGAGCTCCGCTGGTGTTAACTAGACCGATATACCCATTCTCAGCATTATGTTTGACTTTAACGATTGGAAATGCGCTCTCTGTGCCATTATTTGTAAGATCAAACACCATCTTTCCTGCTTCGATAGTTGCGTTTTTGTCGTTATCAAATCGCTTATAGACTGAACTATGAGCCACACCATCAGGAATGATGAACTTAATAGACCCGTTTGAACGTCTCCCGCTTGCCTCCTGCATAGAGATATCATCAATTACCATGGCCAGATAATACTTGTCTGGCTCATCTGAAAAGGTCAACTCTTTAGGACTATCGACATTAAAAATACCCGCAAGCTTGTGCTTGAGGGTATTTCTGTCTTTGGACCAGATGGAGAAGTCAACCTTGATATATTTTGCATCAATGGTTTGTTGCTGGATATTCACGCCAATTCTTGGGGCATGGTCGATAGAGATAGAGCGATTATTCCCAATATCTCGTTGGATGTCATGGATTTCAATAAACTCTTGTAAATCTGTTTTATTAAAACTCATAGTCACTTCGCTCATTCAATCACCCCTTTCATTCTTAGTAGCATTTTCTCACGCTCTTTCTGAGTCTTAGTAACAACATCCGTAACTTTTGAGTTATCCAGATAAGCGTTTGTGTCCTTGTTAAGGATATCAGTAAGCAATTTTTCTAAACTTGCTCTCAGAATCGTCATCTCAGACACGATTTTATCTATATTTTGCCCATTTTGGACACTTGTAGATTGGATAGTAATACTACGTTGAGCTTGTTCGATTTCTTTAAGAAATTTAGCGTCACTCGGGATCCCGATACCAGAAGCATATTTAGGAACGCCCATCTCACGCATCAAACGTCTAGTTTTATCTGCTCGCAAGACCTTTGAACCTCTCGGAAGAGGAAGCAAGACATCTCTGCCTTGAGGAATAAAACTCTGACCATCTGGAAGAGTAACCATTTCCTTGTAGTTGCTATTTCTTTGATCATTGACAACGGCAAGACCACCAGGGTGATAGTTGGTACCGTGGGCATGCTTGCTCGCAAAGATATTCGTAAAGAAATTACCAGTTACGCTATCAATCCAACTCCTAATGCCTGAAAGAACTCCAGACGCATTATCTCGTGCACTGATTGTAACCGTTTTGTCCTGAATACTATTAACACCACTTTGTACTTCATTTACAGTTCCTTGCGTGCTATTCTTAGCAAGAATATCTACTGGATTATATTGTTTAATGGCATTAATAGCACTGCTTGTCTCATCTCGTACACCACCAGTCTGGTCAGTCGCGAACAAATTGATAGGTGCTATTTGTTTCGGAGAGTTTACACTTGCTTGAGCACTTCCAACAGCAGCACTTGTATTATCTACTGCATTTAAAGATTTAGTCTCGGCAGATGCAAAATTCCAAGCTGTAATCTTATCGATAGATAACTGGCCATTGTTCAAAACATTCGTAGGATCGGCCTTCAAATCTTTTGTAAATGGAGTCGTGGCATTCCAGGTTGTCAAAGTATCAGTTGAGCGAGCGACTGCTTTTCGGACGCTTTCATCATTAGCCAGTAACTCCTTCTGTTTTGGTTTCAGAGCTTCATAGTTAGACAGAGCTTTTGAGGCTTCCTCCGCCTTATTCATGATGTCTGTATTCTTCATGAGAAGTTCTTTGATTTCCGCCGGCATACTGTTCCATGTTTTAAGATGAGTTTCACTATCAAAGATAGCTTGTAGCCCAGCTTGGTTCTTGACAATCACTTGTTTCTCTTCGAGAGTCATGTCTTTCCATTTCCCGGATTCGACAAGAGCCTCAGCAATTGTAGCACGGGCATTTGAGTTGATTTCCGCAGTCTTAGCAATAAACTGCAATTGTTCCCAACCTTCAGCAGATTTAGCAGCCTCTCCGATGACTTCCTTAACGTTAGACTTGACTTGGAAATTCCCATTCTTATCAATGTTGCCGACAAGCAATGACCAGGCATCGTTAGCCTCTTTCACTTCCTTGTTCATCTCACTAGTATAGTTAGCAAGAATGCTGTGTGAATTACCTACCTTTTGAGAAGCTACCGCAGCTTTCTTCCCAATTTCTTCGTAGGACAGACCGTATTCTTCCAGAACCTTCTTGGCTTCTTCCCAATAGTTCCAACTTTGACCAGTTCGAGCTTTTACCTTAGCATCGAGATTTTGCATGACCTGATAGTACTTACTTCCTAAAGCTTCCATGGTTTGATGGTGTTTAGATTCTAGTTCTTGAATTTTTTTATTGTAAGTTTCTTGATCAATTGCTTTCCCATCGAGCAACTCTTTCCACTCGCTCTTTGAGTTCTCGTAGAGTTTCTTTTCCTCATCTAGCGCTTGTTTCAAAACATCTCTAGTATGTTTTAACTGTGTTTCGTTGAGTGAGCTGATTTTACCATTTAAGGCTTGTTGTGCTGCCGTCTGTTGTTCTTCCGACAAACTCATCATCGAGAGTTTCGCCTTAATCATCTCATTCTGATTGTTCAGGATGATTTCTTTCTCCTCTTGAGAGAACTTGCTTGCATCGCCATTATGTCGCTGATAAATCTCATTGATTTGATTCATCATAGCCTCAGTATTAGATACCATCTGGCCATTTCTTTCCTTGGCTTTTGCAATATCTTCTTCACTCAGGCCCCACTTAGCGCCCAACTCTTCTATCCGTTTGTTGCTTTTATCCGCAGCAGCAGCAATCTCTTCATAGAGTTTTTTAAAAGCTCCAGATACCTTATCAGCATCTCCGGCATGAGTCCCAAAGTTTGCGACAGCAGTACTGGTTTCATCAACTGTCTTTTGAAAACTTCGCAATTCTCCTCTAGCAGTATCGCTTAGCTGAGAGCCAAACTCTTCAGTCTTGATACGAGCCTTATCTTTCTCGTTGCCAAAATGAACAGCAGCAGCTGTCGCAATGGCAAGACCAGCGACTGTCAATCCTAAAGGATTTGAGAGGGCACTCATTGCAGTTGTCAAGAGACCAGTAGATGTCGAAGCTGATGCTGTTGCATTCCCAAGCGCTACAGCTCCACCAGATGCCAATTTAAAGGCAGATGATAGATTCCCGGTTGTTCTAAAGGCTTGGAAAGTCTTATACATTAAATTCATGCCACCGACCGCTTTACCAGTCCCTTTGGTAAGCCAACCGAGTGCTTTTGTCAAGCCTCCTACGATTCCAATACCTTTTCCAAAAAGTGTTAACGCTGGACCAGCTCCTGCGGTTAACGCTGCCCATTTTAGAACATTTCTTTGCTCCTCTTCAGACATGGAGCTGAAATGCTTAGCCATTGTGGCCAGCGTGTCAATCCAAGGTTTACCAGCCTTTAGACCGTCACGGAGAGCCTTCAAAAGAGGTCCGCCAAATTCAATAGCCAAGTCGGTTACCTGGTTCTTAAACATCTTCAATTGTGATTCTGTGGTCTCATATCGTTTATTGGCTTCATTGGTCAGAGCAGTATTCTCTTTCCAGGCCTTATTTGAACGATCAACAGCATCGCCCATTTTATCAGATGCTAGAGCTAAGGATTTCAACATATTACTTTGTCGGATACCCGTCATTCCAAGTTGCGACAAAATAGAGTTCATGTTCACGCCTTTTTCTTGTGCGTCCTTGAGCCCTTTGATAAATGATTGCAAAGCAACGACCGGTTTCTCTTTCCAAGCCTGTTGAAATTCCTCTGAGGTCATTCCAGCAGTTTTGGCGATAAGATTCAAGTCATCCGCTGCGCCCTTACCAGTCAATGAAACAGCATTACCAATAGCCGTCAAAGTCTGAGTCATAGCTGTACCACCAGCCTCAGCCTCAATACCAACCGAACTCATTGCAGTAGCAAGACCAAGGATGTCTGGAGCAGTTAAACCAGCCAGCTTACCACCTGCTGCTAACCTGTTGGTCATCTCAACGATATCACGCTCAGTTGTCGCGAAGTTGTTCCCCAAATCGACCACTGACGCACCAAATCGACCATATTCGTCCGATGTTAGACCGAGGATATTTGCAATCTTGGCAATGGCTGTCGCAGCTTCTTCAGCGCTCAAGTTAGTTGATTCTCCCATGTCAATCATGGTTCGAGAGAAGGTAAGGATATCCTCTGCTTTGATACCTAACTGACCAGCCACTTCAGCGACATTTGCGATTTCCACCGCACTAGCTGGCAATTCTTTAGCCATCTGACGAATGCCATCAGATAGGTTTTTGTAGGATACGGTTGCAGTCTCATCTACTGTCTTCTTCACACCTGCAAAAGCAGATTCATAGTCAACAGCTGCTTTCGTGACCATACCAACACTAGCAACTAAAGGAAGAGTCAAACCAGTAGTTAGTTTTCCTCCTAGACTTGAAACACTATCACCAAAATTCTTGATTTTATCGCCACTTTTGATAAGTCCGTCACCAAATTTATTGATACGGTTCGCAAAGCTATTTTCTTTACCAACAGCAACCAAAGCTTCTTTAACACGATGAAGTTGCCCTTCCATTGCTGCCAACTTAGCATTCTCACGTTCAATCTCAGCAGCAGCCTTGTCGAACTTAGCTGTACCAGGTTCGAGAGTATCAAAACTTTTCTTCATCTGGTCCAAGACTTTTCTTTGCGCTTCAATCGCTTGGCCGAGTGTCTTGTACTTAGCTTGAAGCAAGTCTGTGTTTTTTCCATTGTTTTTAAGGGAGCTGTCTAGCGCCTTTACATTGCTTTGAAAGTATTTAACCGCATTCTTAGCACCATTTAGAGTAGGATTGAACTTCGACACGTCCAGCCCTAGCTCAATATACATTTGACCTAACGGCGTTCCACCTGCCATTTAAATCCTCCTTTTTAAATCATTTCTAGAAAGTCAGCAAGATCCATGACTTCCTCAGCTTTAGCAGATTCAGTTTCACCAAGAACGCCCATCAGGTCCTCCCAGCTCGTATCCATGACATCACGGATACTCATGCCATAAGGTCCTTCAGTAGCTTGTTTGACAAAACCATAAAACCGTTTCAGTGCTTCACTTGGCTTTATTTTTTCTCCTTTGGGTCAACATCACCCACCAAATGAGAGTAAATGTCTGCAAATACCGCAAAAATATCTGCCATATCTGTGTATTTCAAAAGTTCTTCCACTTCCAAATCTTCAAATAATGAGGCAATGAATTCCAATTGCTTATCTAGCTTTTCAACTTCGGACAAGTCAGAAGATAGTGCTTCATTGAGAATCAGGTAGTCACGATAGTCCTTAGTAGTAATTTCCTTACTTGTCTTTTGAACATCTTGACTTTTCTCATTTTTAATTAAAAATTTAACCTTAGCCATATACTTTCCTTTCTAGAAAAAAAGATAAAAAGAGAGCTTGCGCCCTCTTCCTACCCTGCAGCAACCATTTTAAGTTGCCCTTTGAATTTTTTGAGCTTAGCATCATCTTTACCAATGTATTTCACATAGTAAAGACCATTTGTTTCAGTGTCATCACTTGCAATAGCAACGAAACTCAAGCTGTCATCTGGAAGTTCTTCTTGCTTATCTTTAAGCGTTTCAAGTTCTTCAGCGTCCATTGAGAATTGTCCTTTGAAAAAACCGACTTGTGCCTGAGTCCCATTTGCAGTCTGAGACTCAAGCATAACAGCGCAGTATGGAGCAACTGTATCAGCACCAATACCAATAATTTCATCTTTGACTTGATGTCCTAGGATTTTAGCGATTACTGTTGAAGGAATATCAACCGCAGTCAGTTCCATCTTCACATCGCCAACACCACGGTTTGATACGTGGTAAGCGACATCACTACCATATGTTTTTACTGGATCACTTGCAAGACCTGAAATTTTAGCGGTACGAGTCGCACCTTTACCGGTTTGACCTTCAATTACAAAAAGGTTTTCTCCAAGTGTCGGATTAGCATTCCCATCCAACACACGAATTGTCATACGTTTAAAACCAACTAATGCCATTTATAGCACCTCTCTCTTTAATTTAGTATTCTTCATATAGAGTACTCTGACCCTTGTAGGTTCGAGCATCTACATAGCGTTTGATTTCTGGAATCCATTCATCCAAACCACCAGCGGTTTGATAAAATCCCTGGTCTTCCATAATCTTTTCAATTTTTCTTTGGAGTTCTTTGCACTCCATATAATTTTTAGACTCTACATTGACCTGATAGAGGAATGTCTTAGCCAGGCTCGTATTACTACCATGAGCCATCTGCATCGGCGGACCAACAGGTCTAATGACGATACTTGTCTCATTGCTTGGTAGCGAGTCCGGACGATTAAAAGATTTGATACTGATTCCAGCTAAAGTCTCATCTTTTTTCAAAGCCTCATAGAGTTCATTGAATTTATCTTTGACCATCTAAAACCCCTCCGTCTTCAAATGACTAGCGATTCTGTATTTATATGTTTTGGCATGAGCTTCTGAAAACCGTCTGATGACACCGAATCCCCTTGTATGTGGATTTTTGCTATATCCAAACTCATTCAAGTGAACCAAGCGCCAACGAGAGCCTTCACCAAAACCGATTTTCACAACTGGGACGCCAGTAGCAAGACCCGTCACACGTCCAGCAGTAGCACTTTCAACGGTTTCTCCAGTATCTTTGTAGACCTGTAGAGCACCTTTGAACTCTTCTAAGGTTTCATTTGCGACTGTCTTCAAGGCTTGACTCGTAGCACGTTTAACCTTAGTATCGCCAAGATGAACTTCAAGATTTCTAAGAACATCGTCAAAGCCTCTTAATTCTGCTCCACTAGACATCTTGACCACCACCAATAACGACTATCAAAAAATCCCGATTATCAAAATCAGGACGAACATCGATAATTTGCCATTTTTCATCACTGAGACGGTTGTCGCCAACTTCGACAAAATGCTCATTCTTCGGCTGATAATCAGACAAAGGATCTCGGATTTTCAAAGTCATCTTAGCTTGCATAGACTTACCAGTTGCAATCTCTATGTCTTTAAAGCTAGGGGAGTAAACTTGCCCCATCGTAAAAAAAGCCTTCTCATGAGACACATCACGACCATGAAGCCCCTCCTCGACTTTAGAAGTATAGAAAGTTAAGGGGGTTCTCAGGTCTCCGTTTTGAGCCTCTGGCTTTTTGTAACGATAGCTAGGGCGATTAGTATGATGAAACATCAGACATTGTTACTTCTGGTTGTTTTTCTTCCCATTCAGCAAAGCTAGGCAAAGCTTCATTGATTTCATCGAAACGCTCTTTGGTCGCTTTAAATTCTTGACCAACAGAACGAAAGACCCCTTCTTTGAGGTCGTAAAAGCCTTTTAAAACCTTAATCATGTTTTTCCTCCAATTTGTAATTTTCTAGTGATAATGCCATCAAATCCCCTTGAAAGTTCCCGTAGAAAAATTCAACTTGATCATTGTAGACATATCGAGCACGTTCTAAAATAAGCTCTCTCACTCGTGGATTGGCAGAGTCATTACTACCGACCAGACTGAGGATGGCTGACTCAGAACTTTCCAACATTTTGGAGAGGTTTGCATCCTCTCCGTCGTGAAAAATCCTCATTCTCCCCTTAAACTCATCAAGGAGAAAATGAAGTTCTACTTCGGCAGTCATGACTCAACTCCTAAATTAAGCTTCAGGGAATTTTAAAGTCCAAACAGCAGCAGTCTTTTCATCGTGAGCCTTACCGTAAGCGAATTGTTTAGCAGTGTAGAGATTCAAGTCTTCTAAAGCGTATGTTTCGGTAAAGCGACCGAATTCAATACCACCACCCACGAAAGCATCGTAACGACCTTTGACAAATGTAGTGACTTTACCTGTAGTTTGTGCCACAGATTCAACTAAGATCAGGTTGTAAGGCATTGCAGTGACATAAACACCCTGAGCATTCAAAGAAGTGTATTGCTTCTTCACATCCCAAGCATCGGCTGGGTTAACAACCATCACGAGGTTTCCTTCCACTGCAACTGGAGTTTTTCCGTCCGCTTTAACAGAGTGGTGTTTGTAAACCTTTGTCAATTCTTTGACTACAGTAGCAGAGTCGGCAAAAGTCAAGTTAGTTGTTTCAGCAGTTTTTTCAGCATAAGTTGTCTTATCGCTTGCAACGGTCCCTGTAAGAGTACGAGAGAGTCCGATAGGTTTATTGTCTCCGTCACCATTCAAGTAGGCAGCTTCCAACGCAGCTGCAAATGCCTCGGTAATCTGGGTAGAAACAAATTTTTGCAACCAAGCAGGCCCGAAATTTTCAGAGTCTTTTGGAATTACAACAAAAGCAGTCAATTTGTGTTGAATTGCTTCTTCATCGCTGAATTCTTGTTTAAGTTGTCCTTCGATTTCGGCATTGATTTTACCCCAAACAGCTTGACCAGTTTGAGTTGATTTAAGGAATTTCAAACGGATTCCCGCATTTTTTAGGCCGATATGTTGAAGGAGTGGACGTGCCATAACCATATCTTCAAAGATACGGTCGATTGTTTCTTGAGGGAAGAGTTTTTCAACCCCTTTAGGTGCAGTTTTTTCAATGTTATTGAAGAACTCACGAGCTTCAGCAGTCAACTTGGCATCGTATGGATTCAAGGCAGAAACTTCTTCACGGGCAGCATCACGAGCTTGAGCCATCATTTCATTGCTCATAGACTCAAGCATTTCGTTGTATAGCTTCGCTTGTTCTTCTTGAGGTGCACCATTTGCAACGGCATCCATAAATGCCTGACGTTGTTTTTCAAATTGATTAGATAATGTCATTGTCATTCTGTTTTTTCCTTTCTTAAAACATAAAAAGACCGAACCCTTTAGGAACAGCCTTGTCTGTGTTATTTTCTAGGCTTTCTGGAAGATTGAATCTCTTCTGTAGAAATTCACTATTTTCGAACGCCTCTTTGTCGATTTGTACATCTGGCAGTTTAGCTTCTAGCTTTTCAGCTACCAGTTCAGCAATTTTATCAATATCCGGTGTCATTGCTGACCTCATTTTCTCGATAAAATCACTTGGGATCATAGGAGTTTCACTCGCGACCAAAGTCGGAGCGACATCATTTGTAAACATAATCTTGTCTACAAACCCATGATTCAAAGCTGATTCAGCATCAAACCATGTAGTCTTGTTCATCAAATCAAGCAAGTCATCAAGAGCCTTGCCAGTCTTATGAACATAGGCACTAGCAATAGATTTGTTAAACCCTTCTAGAACACCAGCCTCGTGAAGCAAGGCATTATGGTCTCCATTTACTTGCGTTGAAACATTGTGGATCATGATTTGGGCAGTCGGACTGATTTCAACCGTATCTCCTGCCATTGCAATCACGCTTGCTGCGCTTGCTGCAATACCGACAATTTTCACGGTCACATCACCTGGATATGAGCGTAGAGCAGTATAGATTTCACTACCAGCATAAACATCTCCACCCCCTGAATTGATATGAACCTCAATCGGTTCACCGCTTTCAGGAAGAACGATATCTTTTGGAGCAGTAGCTTCCAACTCAAACCAGTCATAAATCCAGCGATCATCGTTAGAAATAATCGTACCCTTAATCTGAATTACTTTCATCTTCTTTCTCACCTCCTTTCTCTAACTGTTCACCAAGTTGATAGTTTTTGGTGATGAGGAATTTATCGCCACCAGGGACAGATTCTAAGCCAAGTTCAGAGCGCACCTCGTTTCGAGTCATCGCCCCAGAAGAAATAAGCTTATCAATGTTTTCAGCAAATGCAAACTTGTCTCTCTGACCTTCGCCAATAATTACAAATAAATTATTGTGCTCGTATTTCCATCTTGACACTAAGGCGAAATTAAGCCCATCACTCATTTTCTTAACAAGTGATTGATAGCAATAACTATTAAACATTTTTTGGCTATTTTCCAGATTGGCCATATCGCCATGGATTAAAGCAGTTGGAATCCCTAAGACGTCAGCGACCTCATCATCAAATTGCCGACGAAGTTTCTTCAACTCATCAACAGAAATATTTGAAGTCCCTGTTGTATTCGTATGCTCAGAATATTCCATTCCATCTTGAGCTGGGACAATGGCAATCGTCTTAGTGCTAAATGATTTAAAAAGACCATCAGCATATGATTGGAGTTTATCACGCATCTGCTTATCAAAACTCCCATTGTTTTTGGTTTTCAGAGTTCCTCTGATTTGATTATTCCTAGCCAAGGCCTCGACCAAACGAGTGTGCAACTTCTCGTAATCAGCAAATAAGTCAGAAATATAATCTTGCAGTCGATTATTGTTGTACTGTAAGAAAATCACTTCACTCATCCGAAAACGCTTCTCAAAGGTGAATCCTCTACAAGTTACAAACTCAAACACATCATCATAAACAGCATATTTAGTCCGTGTATAAGAGTCAGCAACAAGCAACTGGTCATCAGTTGTAAGAAAGATTAGGACCTCATTCTTAGTGATCAACCTATAGACGACCTTTTGCCAAAAGTCTGACGCAGATTCATTTTTGTTTGGCCTTACATTCAGCAAGTAATCCCAATCAGAAGACTTAGCCTTGCCATTTTCTTGATACTTAAATGCTGACTTAGCGAAAATTCGAGCGATGAACTCAGCTGACTTATCAATCGCTAAGCTTTTAAGTTGGAGATTTCCAAACATCCGCTCAAGATCCTCGAACTCAAAGCCAACCTCTGGTACTTCACGCTTAAATAAATTCAATAACCCCAATGCACTTCCTCCTTTCTTTTAGTTTCTGCCGACCACCCGCCCAAAATTTATGCTTAAATTAAAAATCCCAGCTATCGAGCATATCAAGGAACTCCCCAACATTCGACTCTTGCACCAGCTCCCTCTTGTACAGAGCAGCTATCAAAGCATGGAACCCATCTGTCTTTCTTCTGACAGGCTCTTTCTTCAAGAAACGCTTATTGCCATCCCTGTCCTCTTTGACGTAGGTATTATCTGTATACCAGATCATAGAGTTGTCATTTTCAAAGATAAACCGCTCATTCGCAAATCCATCTTCGATGATTGGTGCAACCTTAGACTGGATTGCCCCAGGATTTCTCAAGAACTCATATTCAAAACCAGCCTCTTCCAAAAGAGGTTTCAACAAGTCCATTCTAAAACCATCGGCACATACAAGCTCAATCTGATAAAAATTTCTCCATTCTTCCAGCTTGGCTATCAAAAGTCTAGGATCAATACTCGGACCATCAACGATTGTAAACAAGCCTTTGTCTGCCCATTCTTCAATAGGGGCTTTTAGTTTGAAAGCTTTCAAAAACGCTTTGCGAGCAAATGAATGTTGCTTCCAGATAAATTCATCCCCATTCTTAAATAGCAATCCCACACTCGCAAAGTCTCGAATACTAGCATAGTCAAAACCTGCAACACATGAGCGCCCCTTTAAGTCGATACCAGGAGACCGTAGACAAGCTAGTAACTTATCCCGAGAGGTGACATCTTTCTCAAGGTCAGCTTCAGGAAGATTCATCCGTTTTGTCATGAACTCCTGACGGCCAGACGGTTCCAACTCAAGATCATCATAATCAGCCTTGGTTCTTGCAAGCAACCTTTTAGCGTAAGGAGTGCTTTCATCCAACATCGGATTAGCTTTCGGCCAGTTCTTCATGTCATCCACCTCATCCGCATTGTCTAGCTTGCAGATGAAAGGAAAGAGCCTGAAATCATCAACCTCTCCATTCAAGATTTGCATAGACTTCTCTATCAGTTTGTCATAAAATCCCTCACGCACATACCCATTCGTCCCGTTATAGAAAGTCCGAGCATGAGCGATTTTACCAAGACCAGACCTTTGAACCTTAACAGCCTTATCATCTTCAAACTGGTGAATCTCGTCAAACTCAAGACAACCATCACGAGCAGAGTCCATCGTTTTCGGATTATTCGTCCGAAAAGAAAAGACCGAGTTGTTCGCTCGACCTGTAATAGACATTTTAGTTAGATAGAAATGGTCCTCAAGACCTCGCCTTTGAATAGTCTCATAGACCTCCTCAAACGAAACCTTACCTTGTTTCTCAGAGTTAGCAGTGATAGTCACGTCATAATCTCTGATAGGGTAGATGGGACTGATAAAGAACGAGGATCTAGCAGACATGAAACCATTCTTACCACCTCCACGAGAAAGAGTGTATAGATACTCATCAAAGTGTGGCTCCCCGTCCTCTTTCCTAAAAAGAAAAATAAACGGAATTAAGAAAAGCTGGTACTTCGCCAAAGGGAAAAAATTCTTTTCCGCAAAACGAATGAACTTGTCAATTAAGTCATTATCAAAATATAGATCATCACGAGGATAGATTTTCTCCTTGATGATTTTAAACAACAACTTTCTTTCCTTGTTGACGACAATTTCTCCACTCTCGGCCATTTTGATGTAGTCATCAACCAGCGGATGAGAAATCATAACAGATCACTTCCAGACATCGGTTTCTCAACAGGCGAGTTTTCCACCTCAAAATCAAACGATCGCTCAATAGCCAAAAGCTGATTGCTTGTTGTGTTGATTTCCTTGATGAGAGAATTCGCTTTTTGGAATCTTTGCTGCCCATTATGAACAGTGATGACCAATCCGTCTTCATGAAGTTTAGCTTTCAGCTCATAGAGAAGTTTGACAAGATAGATATAGCGATTGACTTTTTCATACTGAACCGCATCCTTTTTTCTAGGACTAAAATAGCCGATTTTAGAAAGTAGCTGATTTTCTAATTCTTTTATATTTTTTTCCGAGTATTCTTCCATTACCCCCCACCCCCTTTTATTTTTTGTTAAAAATTTGGACAGTTGACCCCTCCCACCGGTTCCCAAAACCTTAAAAACACTGGATTTTTTTGACCGGGGGGTGTTATTATCCCCAAAATTCATCTGTTCTGAAATTTTTCTCAACCATTTTTTTAGATTTTCGAAATTGGAAGCGATTGTGACGTTTGTTATGACATTCTTTGCATAAAGTTCGTAGATTATCAAGTTCAAGAGCGAACTCAGGATAGAACTCTAGCTCCTTGATATGATCAACTTCTAAGTTCTCTCCTGTGACTTTGCCTTCATCTTTGCACCAAACACATTCGTTATGATCACGTTCGAGTGCAAGTTTACGAAGTTCTCTCCATTCGCTGGAATTATAAAACTCTGTTCGGTCTGCTCTAGTTGCAACTTCTATTTTCAAAAGATTACCCTCTTGATTTCTAAAATAGTTTTAGCAAAATCGTCAGAACTAATTAAGGTTTGCTTAGCTACTTTTTGGAATCGCATAATTGATTCTTTAGTTTGAGAGTCAAGAAAGTATTCTCTGTTATCTCTACCTCGTATCTTGTAAATCAATTCTCGTATTAAACCTAACATACTTTTGTAAACCTCTCTAATTTCACTCTCTCAATTCCTTGTTTTACATATTCTAATGAATTCGCTACATGAGTTTTAACTCAGATTTATCAAGCGTTTATCCTGCATACATGAAATGAAATCATCATAACCTCAAAACAATGAATTGATAGTAAAATAAAAAAATTAAAAGCCCTGAAACTTCGTCATGGCTCTGTCTTGTGAATCTTGGTTTTTGCCTATGTATCTCAGTGAAATACTCTGGCTTGAGTGGTTCAGTAGGTCCATTATTAAGGCCACATCCTTGGTTTGTTCGTACATAAATAAACCAAAGGTCTTTCTCATCGAGTGAGTAGCTATGTTTTCAAGACCAACTTCTTCAGCAGCTCTCTTTATGATCTTGTAAGCTGTGTTTGGTTTTATGTGTTGGTGCTTTCCGTTTCGGCTCGGAAAGAGAAAGTCCTCATCTTTCTTGTCTTTGATGTATTGCCTCATAGCATTCTTGAATTTCTTTGGCATCTTTCGCTTAGTCGGCTTGTCTGTCTTTTCATCTACGATCTGAACATGCCAACCTTTAACATGCTTTACTTTCAATTTAACGATATCACCAATACGAAATCCCAAATTAACACCAGAAAGGAAGAGCATGAGGTTACGTTGTCTATCTGACTCTTTGACTGCACTATGCAACGTCAGCCATTCAATCATAAGCTGAACATCATCTCTATTTCTGATTGGCTCAACAACTACCACATATCCTCACCTCCTTTTTAATGCACAAAAAAAGCAGAGGTTTCCTCTCTGCTATTTCTCATGATACTAATTTACCACATTAAAATTATCATTTGCTATCATTCTTATCATACATTTTAGATAATTTTAGTAACGCTTTATGTTTTGCTCGCTGGATGGTTGCAGGGCTACAATTTAGTTTGATTTGAACCTCTTTCCAAGACAATCCGTCAATATACAATAATCGCATCACAATGTTTTCCACTGGATCATCGAGCGACTCAATCGCTTGAACGAGTTCGTCACGTTCGTGGTACATTTGTTTGATTTCTTCATATAGCTGATCTGACTTGTCAATGATCAACACATTCAATTCTTCAGTTTGATTCTTGTTGCTTTTTGATTTCGGCATGCTATCGAACTGCTGCCCTCGTAAAATACCTGACTTCAAACTGATGATTTCCTGGTGCTTTGACTTCGCTTTGATATCAATATAAGGCAGAGCCTTCAATCTTTTTTTGATGTCTATTGCCAAACCTTACCTCCTGATGTATTTTTACGCAATTGATAATATTTTACTCATGATTAGTGATCACGCTGCCTGCGCCATTGACAGTAACCCAACCATGCTTTTCTCTGGCTTCCGCTTCCTTCATGCGGATAAGGTTATCTGTGATTGAGTCTGACTTCGCTTTGTTTGATTTAGCTTCACCTTCTGCTTTGATGATACCGGCATCCGCTTCAGCTTGAGCTTGAACTTTCTTGGTGTCAGCTTCAACCTTAGCTTTTTCTTGTTCTTGTTTAGCTGTATCAATTTCCTTTTGTTTGACTGACTCATTCTTAATCGCAGCTTCAATCTCATCACCTGCATCTTGATCAGTTATCGTAAAGGAAACGAACTCCAAATCATAAGACTCAAATTTCTCTTTTAATGCTTTATCAATAGCCTCATAGACTTCTGTCCTCTTATTTCCAAGAATATCGTAGATATCATAATTACCTGTAACAGACTCAATCGCTCGCTGTACTGCTGGAGATACTACACTATCATTGACATTTTCCAAAGTCGTATAATTTGAGAAAACTGTCATAGCTTTCTCCTTATTTACTCGATACTTTACATCAATGTTAGTATTCAGCCATTGCCCATCTTTTGTCTGAGTTGTAATTTTCTCCATCGTCTTTGTTTGAACTGATGTCGATAGAGTATACACCGTGTCAATGAAAGGCATTTTCAGATGATAGCCTGTTTGCAGGGTGCTTTCTTGCACTCCTCCAATTGCACTAACCTTTACACCGACTGTGTTGGCTGGGATGCGCTTCACAGCAGTCACCCGAAAAATCCCTAACGAGGCAATAGCTGCAATTGTAATTATGCCACCTTTTGCAAGTTTTGTAATTTTAGTTCTTCCTGTTTCGTGATCGTATTGTGTAAACATTGTTTTTACTCCTTTTTTTAAATAATTTTTCCTTCAAAGACTAAAGTAATTGTTCCTGTACCATCTCTGTGCTTTGATACCA